AGACGTCCAATCAGAACTATCAATTAAAGTTACATTCTTAACTTTATAAATTGGAGCAATATTATAAAACCAATTTTTTGCTTTAAAACTACTATCTGAAACACCTAAAGTTTTAATTTTTGCTGTATCATCTTTTGCATAATTTAATGCATCAGCAGGGGGTTCAAATTTATCTAATACTGCACCAATTCTTACCTTAATAGTTTTACTACTATCTACAAAAGAACTTCCATAAACATAAGTATTAATTCCAATATTTGAAGCATCTAGAATTGTACCATTTATATTTGAACAATCAAAGAATTGAGTTGTATTTTTAGAGGTATAAGAAACAACTCCAACTGTTCCATTAGAATAAGGTACATATAATTCACCGCTAGTTGGAAATCCGACTGTTGAATCTACATCAAAATAAGTTGTACCAGAAGATACTTGTCCAATTACTCTAGTTTTAACATGAGTTTTAAATTCACCATATATTGATCCATCAACTCTAGCATCTCTATCATATCCAGCATCTATACTAAGTTTATAAAAAGTCTGTCCAATTCCAGTATCTCCAGTATTAATAGGTTCTACTGAGGTAATAGGAGCATAAGCTTTTGTGTAATTACCATATTGATACGCATCTTGGAATAAAGTAGATTGTTCAAGATCAACCGGATTTCCTTCTCCTTCAATTGATTCAACTACAAAATCTTTTGTGATTTTATAATTAGCATTTGATGGTGTAAAAAGAAAATCTCTAGGTCTAACAATTTTAACTTCTTCATTATATAAAGCTTTAAATAAAATTTCAAAAGACCTATCTGTACCCTTACTTAGATAAAAATCTTTTGCTTGTTTTATAAAGAGATCTTGATTTAAATCTTTATGTAATCCTCTATTCTCTAATCCAGGTAATAACTGATGTTTTGTCTTAAGTAAAAATTCCTTAAGGAACAAACAACTTAAATTCTCTATCTCAGACCCCGTTGTATGCGCCTCAGAGGTGCTTGTATCAAATTCTAATACATCTGGACTAGTTAATGTTTTATATGACGTTATACCGCAAAATCCACGTACACAACCAGTAAAACAAGTAGTTGCCGTTCCAGTGTATGTAATAATTTCATTATCAATTTTTAATAATCCATAAGAACTTGGAAATCCATCAGTTCCTGCAGGATTCTGTACCATATCAACCGGAATGACATCAGTAAAAGCATCAATAGAAGTAGATAATCCAACTACTTCAGTTAAATTAGTTTGTTCAGAAACTTTTACATATTGATCAATATTCTGAATTAAATCAATAGGACCACCTTGGTATTCCTGCCCAAGATAATACTGATTTAAAAAATCAGAAACTAGTGGGAATTCAGTCTTCGTAAAAGCCGGAAGCTGATTCTGAACTATATTGCTAAATTGTATTCTCTTTTCTGCCATCTTAAGATCTTACTAAGTTGCCGTTTACATAACTTGAAGTAACAACATAATTAGATGCTGATGGATCTAATCCTGATGAAATTTCATCTACTACAGTTTCAAAAGTACTTGTACTTATATCTAGTTGCAAATATAAATCCTGTAATCCAATAACATCATTAGATTTAGGACATGCAGAAATCTCCATAATAGTTTGACCATCTTTAATCTTTCCTGATATAATATTAATGGGATTGATAGTTATAACTCCATTAATATAATCAATTGTTCCAACATTCCTTCTAACAATAGTTGGAGATGTTGAATTTACTGAAGGAACCGTGAATAAGAAAAGAGATCCATTATTTCTATTTGTATTCGGAATATCAGAGATATAAACATCTTCTGCTACTCCACTTATTTTAAATGCTGAAGATTTAATATTATATCCATCCATACTCTTAATATGGAATTCATTACCAAAACCAACAGAATATTCAGCAAAACTATTTAAGGCAACTCTCAAATCTCTTCTCATTGAAACTGTTGTAATATTTGAGGTTACTGCTTCATCACTTTGATCAATAATATTCAAAAACTTACTATATTTAAATCTTGCACCATACTTATTCATTTCAGAAGATTCTGAATACCTAAGCGCATTATTTTGAACAATACTTGATACTGCAGCTGCTGTTGCTGTTAAATTGCTGTTATAATAGATTTTTGAATCAACTTCAATATACAAATACTTCAAATCAAGAATTTCAGGGACAATTCCTGCAACGGCATACTTCTTTAATTTGATTTTAATGTTTTCTTTAATTAAATTAGGTAAAAAATCACCTGTTTTGGGCTTAATACTAATAAAAACCTTTCCGTATTGAGGTGGAATCAATTCTTCACCACCAAAAACCGAAATTGACTCTGTTTCAGGGTAAATTTTTGCTGGAATCAATGTTTCATAGTCATTTGCCGTTAATGCACGGTTTTGAGAAGCATAAATTCGAGGTGCAAACTTCTTAATAGAGTCTACTGATTCAATACTTTGACCACCTTGAGCAGATATATCAGTACTTACCAAAGAAATGCCAGAAGTTACTGTATAAGTATTTCCATTCCTAGTATATGAGAGAGTTCCAGAGAAATCAAAGGAATTTACTCCATTTGCACTGTCTCCATTACATACAATATAGTTGGCAGTAATATAATTACCTTCTTCAAGTGCTTTTCCAAAAATACCATCACCAAATATTAATTGATATCTTTCATTGTCTATTTCTTGAAGGTAATAAACATTAGAAGTTGGTGTAATATCAAAAAGACTATCTTGAGAGGTATAAGTGACTGTAGCAGTAGCTTGCTGAGTTCCACTTACAGTTACTTTAATTAAAGAAGTATCGATACCTGCATTTGGTAAAATAAACTTTGCATTTGGAGTTCTAGAACTATATGTAAAGTTAGATGTTAAAACAGATCCTTGATAAACAGAAATTTCATCAAATGAAGCAATTCCGTCCCTTACTGGAACTGTAATATCACTTATAATCGAAAAAATAAATGATTGATTACCAAAAGCACCAGAACTTGAAGCTACTGGACCAGCACTAAGAGTTATTGACGAGGGGGTTGGGACAATATCACTACAATCAACGAAAAAACTAATAGTTGCAGTTGCTGCTTGTCTAGATTTTGGAAGATATCCAATATTTCGTGCTAAAGAAACAACATTTTCTCTTAAAGTAGCACTATCAATGAATACTTCATTCGATATCATATTGGCATTATATGAAGTAATATAAGTATTGTATGCCAAAAGATCAATTATTGAAGAAATATTAGATCCTTCAAAGTCATAATCCGTAAAAGTGGAATTTGCTTTAAGATATTCTTTAAGTGATGTTTTAACTTGATCAAAATCAAGATTTGAAAAATTGACTAATGGCATTTATCTTGTTGATTGCAACGCGAATTGTAGTTCTTGTACTGGAACATCTGCTCCTATAATCTCATAAATGATAACAACATTAAATTCATTATTATCAAAATTAGGAAATGCCTGAACATCAAGCAAATTTATTCTAGGTTCGTAGTTTTCAAGTGATTCTGTAATTTCATCAACAATTTGATTTGCTGTTATATCATCAATATTCTCAAAAAGTGATGCAGAAATCCTAGATCCGAAGTTTTCATCGAAGAATTTCTCTCCTGGAAGAGTAAATACAATATTTCTTACTGAACGAGCAATTGCATTTTCATTTTTAAGCCCAATAAGGTCAAAATTCAGGGGATTAACCTGAAATGACATGCTAATATCCTTAAAACCAGGACTAACTCTTTCGAGAGGCATAGAAATAGAGAAATATTAGTTATTTATTAACTATTTTTACCTAAAATTCTGCGCCGGGTATCATATCATCATCATAATCCAATCCTTCGTAAAAATCATTGTCATTTACCCTCTCATAAAGGTCATTTTGGACTTTTCTATCGCGTTTTTTGGGTGTTGCAGCATCATTTGCGATTTCACGGAGCATTTTTTGATGTTGATCGTTGGCCAGATTGTCTAAAAAGTCGTTCATTGCCTTATTTTTCCGATATTTTCTATTTACACATAAAAAAAGAGCGAAAATTCGCCCTTTTAATTATTTTCCTTGACCTCTGGGTCTTTTTTTAGCACTATTTCGAGAACTCGCGGCATATTTTGTGTGTTTTCCATTTCCCTGGCGAGTTTTTTTGGGAATGGTCTCCACAAATTGCGAACTTCCCCATTGTCCAGTCTTAGTTTTAACCGGCATCTTCAATTTCCTCCATTGTTAGGTCTTGTGGATTAAATGGCCATGCATAAGGATCATCTTCTGAACCATAAAACTTGTCTGCATAGTCTTGTAACTTGTCTGCTGCCTCTTCAGCAGTCAATCTTTGGTGCAATTTTTCAGTTTTGTATATGATATTGTATAATTTAGTCATGTATGAGGGTTATAATAATAGACCATCCAAATAGAAATGATGAAAATAATAAGAAATACTGCACCAATTGAATAAATCATAGTTAAATAATACGAGTTTTTTCGTGCCCTACACGAATACGAGGATCGCACCATATTTCCCAACCTTCTTCCTTAGCATCTAAGCAGAAGGATACGTCTTCTCCACACATATCTTGAACATTGCCTGATTCAAAGACTTG